GATTGGGCCCGCCGGCTTGTGGGCTGTTGGGGTCCATGACCCCCAGTTCTGATTCGAGGGTCGGGAGCCCTTCGAGGGAGGTTGCTTGGACATCTTGATTCTCCTGTGTTGGGGTAGGTTGTGCAGCGACCTGTGGAGCGGCTTGTGGACTGGCCATAATCAAATCGCTAACAGCCACGTCAAGAACCGCCATACGCTGGTTGAGAGGCCTGAAGCTTTCTCGAAGGGCGTCCGTGGCTTTTTTGCCACTTTTGCCCTTGCCCGCCGCAGTAGTGGCATCAAACTCGGCTTTCAACTTCTCGACGTCACTCAGCGCTTTAACCATGGCCGAGTCTACAAGCGCACCCGACGCGTCCATGAACGGAGCAAACAGCTTGTTGCGCGACTCCAGATCTGCGTTTTCGTTCTCCGCCTGCGCTACCCACTGACTGCTGAACGTGAACAGCGACGCAGCGTTCGGCTTGGCGCCCACTTTCGATGGGGTTTTATCTGCTTTGTAGCCAAAGGCGGTGTTAAAACCCTTCCACCACGGCTTGTTTTCAGTGGGTATATCGTCGGGGATAGCCTCGACAATAGCAGCAGTGGACGCCTCGCCCGTGGCAGTACGGACGGTTGCCTGCTCGGTAGTGTCATTCGAGTTAATAGGCTGCGCAGACTCAGGGGCCGAACTCACAGTAGCCCGTCCAGATGCCGCCGGAGCCGTACCCTGCGTACCCTTAACATCAGGGAGCACCTTCTTAAGCTCGTCTTTTTTCTGCTGCACTGCCGGCTCGGCTCGCGGCCCGGCAAACCCGCCAGTGGCGCCACCAGCCAGTGCACCAACGGCAGCACCGATGATGCCCTGGGTGAGTACGTTTGTGTTCTCATCCTTGACGTTCAGGGCGGCTGCAGTGGCAGGATCGGTCAAAGCCGCCTGGTTGGCAGCTACCTGCTCAACAGCGCTCTGTACGCCTTCCTGGGTGCCTTCAAATGCGGCAGCTTTCAGCGGCCGGGTCAGGACATTGCCAGCCAGCTTACCCTCGACCCCGGCGGCCAGGCGTTCGATCGTGCCCATGCCGGCAAATAATTTGCCCAACCCCGGCACGCCCGACAACAGCGGGAGTAAAGTGATGACGGCAGACGCGCCGGCCATAGTTGAGGAGGCTTCCTGGGCCTTGTCAGTCAGCAGGCGGCGCAGTTCTTTTGCGGCCATCGCATCGGCGCCGGCCGCAGACATGCCACGGTCCTCGGCAGACTGTGCATAGGCTTCGTATATGCGGGTGTTTTCTTCGCTGGCGAGCAGGTCCGTGAGCGGCAGGGCGTTGATGGTGTCCCGCACCTGGTTCTTGCTCATGCCGAATTGACCGACAGCCGATACAACAAGGCCGATGGTTGAGGCATTTATGCCTGATTTGGTCATGCTTTCAAGCGCTTTGGCTGCGCCCTCCGCATTCAAGGCTTTCTCGCCGGCCTTTAGTGCCGCAGCGTCGCCCGTTATGGCTTTCGCGGCCAGTGGGTTTACCTTGGGCGCGTTTTTGACGGCAGCGACAGCCGCAGCCTCCGCGGCTTCAGCCCTCTGCGCATTCTGCAAGAGTGCACGATACTCACCTGGGTCTACAGTCCTACCGGCTTTTATCAGGTCTTTAGCTTGCGACAGTTCGGTCCGAGCAATCTTCGCTGCGGCAGAAGCTTCAGTGCTTGCAGCTGCGAGCCCTTCGGCAGTTCTGGCAGCGCCAATGGCGGTCCGGGTGCTCGTCGCCGCAGCGTACGCCCGGGCACCGATGCGGGCTACCAAATTGGCACCCACGAAGGGGCCCATCTGTCCGGCGAAGTTGCCGATGTAGGCAGTCATCAGGCCAGGGCTAGTCAGGGTGCGTTCGACGATATCAGTTGTAGGCATGCCCAGAGCCATCATGTTCTGCACGGCTATCTGGTCTTGCCGGGCCTGTGGCGACATCGAGTCTACTGCGGCCGATTTGGTCCAGCCCAGCAGATTGCCGCCCCACTCACTTTCGGCGAAATTGCCACCAAACAGAACGGTGTCAACGCCCCCGATCAGGTCGCCCACCCCACCAATGGCGTTACCGCCTAGGGTGATCGCGCCCCCGACCAGTTTTTCAGTGGTACTACGCTCGTCTGGGCCGGCAAGTTTCAGGTCGCCCTTGAGGAACGCGGTCATATCTCTGCGCGCCCGGGCATCGAAGCCGGCGGCGATCGCAGGGTTGTCCTTGTCATACGGCGAACTAATAGCCGTTTCAAGAGCGAAATCCTCGATCAGCGCCCTTTGATCATCCTCGTCAAGCAGGGAGATATACCGCCCGAAAGTCGTGTCGTCTTTGAGCGCGTCTTTACCAAATTTCGCCAGCACCCTGTTCTGCACCAACTGCATCATGCTCTGCGGTGTACCTGCAGGTCCGCCACCCTTACCTGCAGCCTTCGCAGCTGCAGCAGCCGCGGCATCCTGACGGAGCTGCAGCTCCTGCTGTCTAACCTGATTCTCGGTAGCGGCTTGGCGGGCTTCGACAAACTGCTGGCCGTAGCCGGTTGCCGCGAACGCGTTCATGTCATCGTACGCTGCATTGCCCCTGGAGCGCAGAGCGTCATAGGCCTTGGCTGGGCTCATCGACTGCGGTACATTCACGCCCGGCGCTACTTGCGGCACCTGACTGAAATCGCGGCGGAGCACGTCTGTTGCAGGCGGCAGTTCAAACGCCGCGGCAGGCGCGGGGTCGACGACTTCGGTGATGGGGTCAAAATCTGTCATAGGGAGTCCAGTAATTTGCCTAAGTTCATGCGGAGCTCGGTGCGCATATCATCGTACTCTGATTCAAAGTCAAGTGGAACCTGCTCGAAATCTTCAGAGACCATCGACATCGGCGTATCCAAGTCGGCCACAGTGTAAAGATCCAGGCCGTACGTCTCGGCCATTTCCTTCTGCGTCTCGGGCTTGACGACTATTCGCCGCTTACCGCCCGGCTCGTCCAGCACGCCCGCATACCCGACCTGCCGGTTGGCCTCACTATCGCCAATCGACGGCAGTGCATCCCTGGCAGTGTTGTACAGAATAGCCGCTGTGCGGGCTTCCTTGATGAACCTGGAGACATGCTTTTTCTTTTTGGCGGCCATTATGCTTGCACTCCACCGTAGAATCCCAGGGTTTTCGCCCTGTTGATCCAGTTAGAATACAGCTGGGCCGCAGTAAGTGGAATGCCTTTCCTAGCTAGATATGGATTCGCCGCCAGAGCAGACGCCCATGCTTTGGGGCCGATGATGGTAGGTAGGGGGGTGTTGGGCGACTTGCGCAAAGCCGCGGCGATCTTGCCGCCGGTGTCCTCGCCAAAGTGGTGCATAGCATACAGGTTCAGCGGGTTGGCAGGATCGAACTGGCCTGGGAATTTAGCAGTAGCGGCAGCGTAGTTCAGCATACGCAGCTGGCGCTCTGCCTGAGCCTGGTGCGCCGGGCTCGCCCGGAGCGCCGCGATCTCATCATCAGTCCTACCCTTTGCCCATGGCAGTTGCTTGGCCACACGCATCCACGTGTCGGGTGTGAACTGCGTAAGACCGGCCGCGCGGGATCCGCCAGCTCGGGCCACTGGAGAAAACGTAGACTCAAGGCCTGAGAACAAAAGGGCAGCTTCAGTACCACCCGGCCCACCCGGCGCATGCTCGGTGTACAGGGTAGCCGCCTGGTTGAACGCTGGCACCAACTGCGGAGGCATGGTTGGCGGGGCTTGGTATGAAGTAGCATTGGCTGGCACAGTCGGCAGCGGATCAGCACCCGGCGCACCCTGTGGATAGCGGAGAATGCCTTGCCCAGTGGCAGCAGGGTAGCCGCTTCCTGTGGGGATGCCGTAATTGCTTTCCGCACCGCCCACGATAGGCGGGCCGACAGGGCCGGGCGACTGCATAGCCGCCGCTTCTTTGACTAGATCAGCGCGCTGCCGCCTCAAATTCTCTGCGCGCGGATCCGTCAGGCCGCGCGACAAACCGTATGGGGAAACAGGGCTGGCCGCGTCTGCTGCGGCTATTTCAATATCTAGCTGCTTAATTCTGTCCCTGAAAATGCCCTGATTGGTATCAAAAGCACGTCGGTCTTCGTCCGTAGCCATAGGACGTGGCTGTTGCGGCGCGCGCGTGACGCCCAACACGCTGCTTGGAATGCCCGGGATATTCAGGGGAGTATTGCTAAGTGGGCCAGTGTAGGGAGTGCTGGGACTTACTGCAGTCGGGGCAGCAGCGGCACCCGGCAACGGAGCCAGCTGGCCCTGCGCCCTCGCGTCGGGCGGCATTTGGTATGGGGTGCCGAACGCACGAGCTGAAAACGCCTGCATTTCTGACGGGGCCACAGTAGGGTTCGCAACGGTTGGAGCAAGGATGCCGCCATACAGTGGGTTGCCGGCCTGGTCCTTGTTAATGCCCTGCTGCCCAGTGATAGGGTCAAACTCGTCAAGTGGCACACCCATGTACAGCGCCCTGTTACCAGCCTGCATCTGATCGCCCTGCGCGCCGAGCACGCCCGCTTTACCCATAATATCGGTCTGCCTGACGGCGTAAGGATAGAAGGTGTCCTTAATCACACGCTGCTGCGCCCGATCGCGCTCGGCGTCCAGGTTGTACCCGTACGTGTTGATCGCATCTTGTGCATGGGTGATGGATGCCTGCGTGTCAGCCAGCACACCGATGCCATTGAATGGGGCGGTCGCGCGTGGGACTGGCGTGGCCGTCATGTACGGGTTTCTTTGTTCGCTCATAGCAATGCTCCGCTGCCATCCAGACTCATGGCGCTATTACTTAGGTTAGTGTTTGTATAATTACTTTTTCCGAAGCCCAAAGCAACACCGAGCTGCGCGCCAAAACTGCGCTGGCCTATGCTCTTGTCACCTACCATGCCAGCCTTGGCGTTTTCGATGATCTCGGAGCGCGCGACCCGCAGATTATCTATACCGCCCGACACCGTGCTGCCAATTTTGCTCAGGCTACCCGCGGTATCCGTAGCCGCCTTAACCTGCATGCCAACCGCCTGCGCCAGGGAACTCATCGCGTTGGTCTGGATCTGCTTACCAAGCTGCACGGCCTGGGCCATATGTATGCGACGCTGCTCTTTGTACGTTTCATAGTACGACTCCGCCAGTGATAGTCCAACAAAGGCGCTGTTCACGCGGGTCCACCGCGAGGAAATATCCGCGCGGTAATCCATATCCTCCCGGGCGCCATGTGAATAGCGCGAGAGTTGCAGGCGTGCGTCGTACCACTTCTTCTGGATCGCCGCCGCCGGCACCAGACTGCGCGCCCGAAAGAACGCATTGTCGAGCGGGCGGGGCGGAATCAGGAACACTTCCGTGACGAACTGCGACATCACCGGCACGTACAGCGTCTGCCATGTGGTGTCGTCGGCCGCAGCGATGTTGTAGTACCGTTTGGACACCACGTTCGCCGAGCGCATGACGTTGGCTTGCAGGAACATCATGCCAGCCTGCACGACTGAGTCGAAACCGCTGGACAGCCGGGAGCCTTCAGCTATGGAGCCTACATCGGTTTGCTGTGCAGCGATCGGGGCGTCGGGGTTCTTGGTAGTCATCGCGGTATCAGTCCTTCGCCTACGCCCTGGCGCGAAGCCCTGGTTGGGCTGGGCAGATTGTTCCAGTCAATGGGCACGCCTGCAAGCTGGCCCATGTTCGGCCTCGTGTCGGCCATTTCAAGCGCCTTACTGCGCTCGAACGCTTGCACTTGCAATGCACGGTCACGATCGATGTTATTGCTCATCGACTTCACGGCATCGACGATGATACTGCTGGTGAACTCACTGCGCATCCTGGTGGCGCCGGTATAAATTTCCGTGCCGTACTGGGCAATTTTGCCGGCCGCTTCACCGGCGTTGTACGACAACTGCGCTGTGGTAAACAGCACGTTCAGGCGATCTTCGTTTTTCTTGTCGGCTTTGTTCTCTTCGCGGCGGCGGCCATAATCAGCAGAGTCAGCCCAGGCGCCGTTGATGCCAAACGAGAAGTTATCCCGCTGCTTGGTATCAAGCTCGGGAGTAGTGGCACGCATACGGTTATACACGCTGAACACGGTCACTTCGGATGCCAGAGCATCAGACGCCACATAGTTCGGGTTGTATATAGGCTCACTGCGCACAATGCCCACGTACGTGGCCTCGCGGGGCTTAAACATGGTGTCATAATTGGCGCGCCGGCGCTCCGCCATCTTGGAATAGGCATCGGCCAGGTCAGCGTTGTCTTTCGAGTACCCGTACTGCCGGACCGCGGCGGCCAGAGCGATATAGTTCGCTGCAATCTTTGTGGAAATGTATGCAATGTTGGTCGCGTCATCAAACAGGAACGGCGTCGCCCCGCCGCCACTGCCAGCGCTGGGTGGAGCCAGCAGCTGCTGGTTATACGCCTCAGGTGTATGCGTCAGTCGGGCGAGGGCTTTGGCCTGTGAATTTATGTCGAGTATCATAGTGATTCTCCTACGGCCTGTCTCAGTGCGTTCCCGTGCATTCTTACAGCGGCATATCCGCCTAGGTCAAATAGTACAGCAATCGAGAAGTCTGCACAACGATAAGCGAAGCCCGGCGGGTCGATAGCAAGGGCCACCAGAATTTCGTTCAGTACGTTGTCGTAGCGCTCTGGGTTCGATGCGCGCAGTGGGTTCTGCCTGAAGCCCAGGTATGCGGACACGACGACAAAGCCGCTGGGCAGATCGTCACGCAGCAGCGCCCGGCAAAGGATGATCGAACTCAGGCATAAATCCACAGCCAGCGGGTGGTCGCCCAGCTTGGCGTCGTCGAACACCTTCTGGATGCGCTTCTGCGACTCAACTGACCACTTGCCTACATCTTCAATCATGTACCGCTCTCCGATAAATCCACCATGGACGTGGCAAGGTGGACTTCGCGCACTGTCCGATCACCAATCAATTCGATCGCCCACTCACAGCCACGGAACTGCGACGGTATCCGGCACGGGTCGGGCGTGTTGCATGGGAACTGCGCGGCCAGCTGCTGATCGCACCAGATCTTCACCGTCAAGCCGCCGTTGCACGGGCCGACAGCCTTGAATGCAGCCATCGTGGTGATCTGCGGGAACACAAAGGTTTTGGACTTCCAGCGGTATACGCCTTTACCTGGGCGCCGGGTGGCGTCGGGAAACGGCAGGGACTTCCAGCCTGTGGGTGTGCCGACATTAACGCCGCCGTGGTCGGTGTTCAGGCAGAGTATGCCCGGCACCCCGTCAAGCGTGGTCAGGTCGCTGAATATGCGCTCAGAAAAAGTCTTGCTTTTTATCGACAGCTCGAACGAAATTCGTTCACCAAAAGCGTATAGAATGCCGTCCCGCCAAGCAAGATAGCTAACGTCAGTGAATGGAATATCTTCATAGATGGCGTCTCCGCGGTTGAGTAGGGTGGCGGTGGAATCGATCGCGCCGTCGTTGACGATGTAGACACCCTCAGGGGTGACCACCGCGCCGCCAACATCGGTCATGCACGCGTAGGACACGGCGGGCGCCCGGGCGACTTTGTTCGCTGCAGCTTTGGGGCCTTCCTCGCCCTGCTCGAAGTTGAGCTGATACAGGCTGTTGGTCGTGCCGATCAGGCCCAGACCGTTGTTACCCACGGCCGTGACAACGCGCTCGGGCAGCAGCATGGTGCAGGAGATCGGGAACGCGTTCCAGACGAAGCGCTCGGACACGCACACCAGGCCTTCGCCGGTGGGCAGATTGCCGGCGACGATCAAGTGGCCTTCTTCCGTGGCGTAGACATCGACGATGTCCATGTCCGGCGGCAGCGCGAAGTTGCGCTCGGAGATCAGACTGAAGTCGGTCATGGTGGAGGTCATGGCGATGTTGGCCGTGATGGTCGTCGCCGCCGGGGCGCTGAAGCCCTGGATGTCTGCGCGGTCCGGGCTGTTCGGTGAGTTGCCGGGCTCGAACGTGTAGGCGCTGTAATAGAACTCGAACGTGGTGATGGCGTAGGTGTTGATGTACTCGGGCGGGAACGTGCATAGGACAGACTGAATGCCATCCGAGAACAGGGTGAAGTCCAGGCCGGCGACCACAATGCTGGTAGGCACGCTGCGCGCACCGTCTGCGCGCACGGCCACGACGCTGAGGTTAACGGCGATCGGGCGCTCCGTCACGGTAGCAGCACTGCCTGGGGCGAGCGCGTACGAGAGCACCACGGGCGCCGGGATAGCCAGTGGCACGCCGTTTTCGCCCTGCATGCCCAGGCTGCCGGAACGTATGCGGAGCATATCCGATCGGCGCAACAGGGTCACGCCGGGCGTTTCGGGCGGTAGGATGCCTACGACGCCTTGCATCATCGGGCGTGGCATGGCCACAGCGCGGAACAGGGTGTATTCGGGCGCGGCGGCGTCTTGCCTCTCCAGGTACAGTAGGGACACCACCGGGCGGCCGACATCGGCGCTCAGCGTGCGGTTCTGGAACTTGTACCGCGGCTGCAGGGTGCCATTGGCCAGGAAGACGTCGTGGGCGATCGCCCCGTTGTTCTGCTGCAGCAGCTGCGGCGCCAGCTCAGGCACTATTCCGGAGAATCCAGTGACTCGGGCGCTCGGCATTTACTTCACCATCATCGAAGCGTTGGCAAGAATAGCCGTCACTGGGACTGCAGCGCCCGGCACGTATGCACGGAGCTCGATGGTGTTGGCGAATGGTCCAGTGATCGACCCGAAGAACGTGAACTCGTCGGAGTTCTCTACCGGCGAGATGGCCACGAACTGGGTGTTTATGCCGGTAGCGATCAGGGCGATGGCGCAGTTGAGCGGGGTGGTCAGCTTGGCATTTATGGAGATCCCGACGATCGCGTTGGCAGGCACGTTGATGATCTGCGTGGTCGCCAGCAGGGCTGAGTTCGCCACCGAAGGGCCATCGATCGCCGGGGGCGCGGGGGTCCGGAACAGCTGGACACCAGCAGCGGCAGAACTGAGGGCCGCAATCTCCAGGTCAACGATCTGCAGCACCGCGTTTGGCGTAGCCGCTACGTCGTTGGGGTATGGTATGGAGCCGACCGTATCGTACAGAGCCACGACGCCGGTGTTGGTGGTCGAGGCATCGCGCATGGTTAGCTCGACAGCGCCCGTTGATGGGGTGACGACCGCTGATATACCGTTGACGCCGGTGACGCTCGACAGAACCTGCCCAACTGCAGTGGCCTGACCAAATTGGTTGAAATTGAGCGGGCCATAATCGCCGGCAAGAATGCCGGTAGGTTTCAGGCTAAATGTGAAATCGGTAGGGCCGCCAGTGACTTCGATGCCCGCACCACCATTGAGCGAAAACGGTGGTGCGCCGCCGCCGCCGGCCCCTGTGTCGTCTATGATCAGGTTAGGCCAGTTGCCGGTGATGGTGACGGTGTTGTTGATGGACGTAAAAACGGGTGGCTGCGTGGTGATATCCAGGCCGCCACTGGCGTTCGGAACCACCGTAGTGATGCCGAACCCTTGGGATTCGTTTACGAGGTCCTCGCACTCGCCGTAGATAGTCATGCGCTACTCCTAAACTGTGGTCTTGATGTGAACGATGGCCGGGGCAGTGTCCGTGAGCGCAAGCTCAAACGAGTCGACCGCCCGGCCGTTGGTTGACAGCACCGCGTGGTATCGACCCCGCAGCAGCTGGCTAAGTATAGCGCCGAACATGAACGTGATTTTGTTATTCACCACGGACTGACTGAAGAACTCCGCGGCCTCGGCCTCCAGACCGATGCGGCGGATGGTCAGGATGAACTCCCCGCCCGCGTTAACGTCCGCAGCGGCCGGGTTGCAGGGCCCATTGGAACACAGCACGGCGGCGTTCGCCACGGTCAGAACCAGGGTCTGGGTCTCGTCTGAGACGGTGACTACATTTGGCCCGTAGATACTCATACCAACCACCCGCGGACGCGCCGCTGATCAATACGCAAGTCTGCGCCGGTGAAGTTCTTGCTGATGGCGATCTTGGCGTCGGACATACCCTTCTTAAACTCCATCTCCCACTTCTGGGCGAGCTGCGGGTTGTACCATTTGGTATCGGGCATAAGCAGAAGGCGTGACAGCGCCCCCGCCACGATCGCATCGCGGTACTGGTCGTTGACCAGCTTGTCGAGCAGGACGCTGGTGCGCGCCGGGGCAACGCAGAACTGCACGGTCAGGGTGTGGTTCTGCGCGTCCTCATCAAACCTGGAGTTGAACGACACGTCGTCGAGCAACGGCTCCCGGATGAACTCAAGCCAGTCTGGCCCGTCCATGAAGAAGTCGCCGCACGCGCAAGGCGTCAGACTGCTCTGCAGTACCAAGCTGCGGCTACCTTCGAACACCGTTATAGCCCGAATGACCTGGTACTGGTCGGGCGGGCACAGCTGGTATCGGCGGGTGTCCCGCTGGATCGGGATATTCTGTACGACCCGGAGGAGTTCGGTGCGCCGGCAGAAAGTCAGGTACGCCTCCCGCAGCTCCGGGATCACTACGTTGGGCGGGGCGGTGCGGGCGTGCCGCATGATCGCAGGTACCAGGTCATACAGCGTGGTTTCGTTCTGGGCAACGTATGTTGAGCAGGGGATCATGGGCGCAGCGCTCTGTTATTCTTCAGGGCTACTTCGGCTTGGAGGCCGCCGTAGAGCAGGTCTTTGTATACTCGGTACTGGTTGGTCGAATTGGCCAGCGATGTCGCTGACTCCATGTCGACCGAATAGGCCTTGTACAGCATCCAGGCTTCCAAGCAGGGGATGTACTGCCCGCTGATGAACAGCGTCAGTGACGTGTTGGTGTACGGGCCTGGGTTGCCGGAGACAGTCACGGTCGGCGCTGGAGTCAGGCCTTCCGGCACCGGCGGGAATATGCGGAAGCCGGGCGGCGAGGTGGTCAGGGAATAGCCCTGAGGGACGTACGGAATAGGATCGCCGTTGCAGTCTGTATTGACAACAGCAATACACGGGTCGTCCGGAATAGAGGCAGTGATCTGATCGTATTCGGTCAGCGAGCCAGCCGGGCCGTTAATACTGGAAACCGACGACAGCCCAGTCGGAAAGCCCTGGACTGTGCCGGGCACCAGAGTGACGGCTTGTGGCGGAAAGGTGTTGGCGTCCTGCCGGACTTGGGAAATGGCCGCGATGCCAGTATTCATGTACGACAGCAGCATTGGGATGGACCATCTGTAATGCTCAGCACCAGGACGCATGTCATTGAGCTGACTGCCGACGGAGTCAAGTATGTCGATTACGCGCATCGTAATAATCTCCACGGTTGCATGGTCATTATTCGCTCGGATTCATTTCTAATCAAGGCGACCAATTCAAGGTCGGCATGACTGCCCAGGCGGACGGGGCGCCCAAACACGTTTATCTGCCCAACAAACCTGTTTCCTTTTTTGGTCACGCCGCGCACGCCAGTCGTGTTGTTGGAGCTAATTTTACGGGCTTGGAAGTTGGCTGCGTGTGCCAACGCAACTGCGCCCCAGTCTTTATTTTTGCAGTTGGTAGAGGCATCTACTTCGCGCAGGTTGCAAGGGCGATTGTTCAGCTTATTACGGTCAATATGATCCAGCTGCCCATCCGGCCAGCGTCCGTGCGTCATGGCAAAGACTACACGGTGGGTAAGGAACAAGCGCCCGCCAACGCGCACCCGTAGATATCTGTCGCCTCTGCAAAGCGATGCACTGCTTTCGTCGTTGCGTCGCCGACGCAGTGAGCCGTCTTCGTTCAGCACGAATTCGTCATGCAGTGCGTCTACAGCAACCCCACGCTCGATTGTTTGCACGGCACGCTCCGGTTAGGGGATGTCTAAATCGTTCAGTTCGCTATCGAAGGATGTGGCCGAATTAGCCAGCTTCGCTGCTTCTTCTTCCGCGTCGAGTTTGGCTTGTGCTTCAGCAGCGGCTTTCTTCTGCGCCTTGGTCAGCGGAGCGCCGGCAGGGGCGAGGTCGATGCCTGGCTCGCGTTCGGCGGGCTCAGTGGGTTTCTCAGGCTCAACGTCGATCACGTGGGGGAGGCGTTCGCCGGGTGGGTAGTACTTCAAGCCGAGCTCGTCCGCACGTTTTGCGATGTCAGCGGATTCGACATAGGCGAAGCCTGATTTGTCTACCCAGTGGCCCAAAGACTGCTTGGTTGTATCACTCATAACAAACTCCTGTTGGTGGTATGTAAAAGGTACGCCGTAATGATTGCGGCGTCAATAATTTAAACAAAAAAGGGCCCCAAGCTTGGGGCCCTTTTCAAAGTGCTACACCGATCAGTATTGACCGTAGCCTGCGTATTCACGCAGGATCGGGGTAATACGGAGCTGCAGATCGCCCAACTGGTTCGACTGCCCATTGGCGCTTGGGGCAGGTACACCAGCCAGCAAAATCTGCAGATACTGCGACACCGCAGCGGTACGGATTACTGCGGCATTCGCGAAGCCCATCGCGGCTACCGGCGCGAACAGAATCGCCGAAGTCGGAATGAGCACAGCCGAACCCACTGCATCCAGAGCGAAGCCTGGAGCCTGGACCACGATGGCACCAGCGGCTACTGCGTTGGCGTCGTCATATGCAATGGCGCCGCCTGCTCCGTTGGTGATGTACATACCGCAGGTGAGGCCTGCAGGGCCAGGAGCTACGACTTCAACGGCCACTGCTTCGATCAGTGAATTGATCGGGAGCAGGATGGCGTTGATAATATCGCCGTTGCCGAACGTGTTGTCGCGCATGTAGTAGTTCAGGGCCGGATCGAGCGGGTTGGAGCTCTGTGCAGCCAAACCGAAGTTCAGACTGCGTTGGAGACCACCAGCGCCACCGCCTTGCTTATGGGCCGCGAGAGTGACGTTCGCCGGGGTAGCCGGAAACATCGCGGAGTTGAAGTTGCGAGTGGATGCACCACCAACAAACAGGTTATGGTTCTTTGCCATGTTAAATTCTCCTCAGAGATTGGGTGGGTGAAGCCTCGGTCAGACGACCGAGACTCTCGCGTAGACGTCGACCAGCGCGTCAGGGTACACGGTTTTGAAGCCGTATACTGCCAAACCCTGGTAGTAGGTCGCCCAGTCATCGACGTCTTCGATCACGCGGGTCTTATCGATCTGCGAGGCGAAGGCGGTTGCGGATTTGACGCCGCTGATGATGTGGTAGTTACCAGCTGCATCCATACGCAGGTTGGTAGACTCCAGGATGTTGAAGCCCATCACTGTTTCGGGCAGGCGACCGTTTACCATCGGAGACCAGCCAAGGCCGGTGATGAGGGCGGATTTCAGGTCGGAAGCGCGCAGGACGGTCAGCCAGGACGGCGGGACCACCATGTAACGGCCTTCACGCGGAGCGCACTGCTCGTCAAGGACCTGGTGAACTTTCGACATGGTGTCGATGATGTTCGAGGTCGTGACGACAACAGGAGCGCCGGCAGTGCCGATGTTCAGGTTACGGGACAACACGCCAGCATTGGCGCCGCGGTTGAACGGGGAGACGTCCAGGAACAGGCTGTTCAGGACGGTGCCGTCAATGGTGCGGGCAAGCTGGTACGAGGCACGGCGGAGGAACGATTCGCGCCAGCGGTCGAAGTTGCAGATCTGTTCTTCGTCGATCTGGTTCATCTTGATCGAGAAGTCCAAGGCACGATCGATAACCATGGTCAGCGGTTCGCTGTCGATGGTGTCGTGTTCGATGCGCTGGTTCTTGTTGTATTCACGAACACGGACTTCGGGTTCGCGGAAGAAGGTGATTTGGTCACCGCACTTCTGCAGTTCACCGGAGTATTCGGTAGTCGAAATATCCGAAAACACGGTGGTGCAATAGAAGCGTTCCAGCAAATCCATGCTGAACATTGGGGTGATGATATTGTTGGAATACTGAGGGTATCCCGCGGCTGCTTTAACTGCCATGATGATTCTCCTAGGAGGTTATGAGTTGTAGTCGATCCGACCCTCACTGTCCGCCTTTTTGTATAAGGCGTCAATTTGGTTCAGGCGCTCGATGGAAATTTGCCCTTTGACGAAGGCTTTGTGCGCATTGGTGCGTTCGGACCACTTCAGGTTGGGAGCTTTATTCCCATTTGCCTGGCGGGGAATGGCAGTGGCGCCGGCTACGGCAGGGGCCGTAAGCGATGCAACTACATTGGACGTGGCCTTACTGCGGAAACCGTCAAAGATCTCGGTAACGCGGTCTAGGTCCCGAGCATTGTGCGCTTGCATCAATGCCTGCCCAACGGTCAATCCAGTGAACGGCACACGCGAACTGGCGTGGTCCTTCCATGCAGCACTGGACGTTAAATTGTCCAGGTCGCCGACTGACTTGCGGACGCTTGCAAGAAACGCCTTTTCAGTCATATCGTCAATCTTACGGCTCGCTCCACGAAGCTGCTGAATTTCTCGGTTCAACGGCTCGATTGCCGTTTTAACCAACTTCATTGCCTCACGCTTAGCGGCTTTCTGGATCACCGAAAAAGACTCCGCATAGGTGGTCTTTTCGTCATCCGTGAGTTCCAACTCAGGGTCGTCGAGGTCGAACGAAACTGGAAGGAACTCATTGTCCTGACCGGCCGGGGCCTGTGCAGGGAGGGGGTGTCCGCCATTGATACGAGCTTCAAGGGCTTCGCGCTCAAGGCGTTCGCGTTCGTACAGCCCTTGCAGGGTGTGCCAACGCTTTTCATTCTTACGTGCTTCTTCTTCCCAGTCGATCGTCGGGGCTGCCGAGGTATTCGGCGGGTCAGCGACTGGGGCGGCAAGATCGGAGTTCACCGCATACAGCGAAATGTCGAGTTCTTCGGCCGCGCCGGGCGTTGGGGCGCCACCGTCTACCACAGATAAAATGGGCTGGGCGTTGTCGCCAATGCCATCAGCCGCTTGGCTGATCTGGGCTTGGAGCTGGGCTCGTTTTGATTTCATTGCTGACGGTAACGACATGGTAATCTCCGATGTCTTGCGCTAGGCTAAGACGTTTTTAGTAGGACCAAAAGTTCTTCCAGTTCCAATGCCCGGCCTTGAAGGCGATGGAGCTGCGTTACTTCTTGTTCGCGGCAGAGCCGGGTCTTTACCAGGTCGAGCCGCGCGGCGATTGCTCTGCGCAAAAGCTCAGCAGGTTTAGACCCGGCTACTGCCGCGAACTCCTGCGCACTCACTTGGTATAGAAACCTTGTTTGGTGCGCGGCTCAAACGGCGAGCGGATCGATCCGCCCGAACCCATGTTACTGGTCACTTTGCTGCCGGGGCTCTTGTTGTGAGCAGAGGCTGGCAGTTGGGTGCCGAACTTGGTCTTGGGGGCGGTGCCCATGACGCCGGTGTTCGGGCCGCCGGCGGCGGTTCCGTACTTGGTGCGCATGGAACCGGATGGGTAAATTGAATGACGGGTAGCTTTGCTCACGGTGGACTCCTTATCGTGCTTGACTGATAATGCCGGATGGGACGGTATTTTGGATAGCCAGGACGACGATGTCGCCTACGGCCGATTCTGAGACGGTAACGCGGTACAGGCCAGCGCGGTCGAGCACTAACTCGGTGTCATCGGACGTCAGCATCAGCTGCAGGCCCTCTTCGGTGACAATCTGAGTGTGCATGCCGCCACGACCATCGAACACAACACGCTCCACAAACACCTCATCGGTGTCGGCGATATTGAACGCCGCCAGGATCACGGGGGTGTCGCCGACTGCGAAGTTCGACGATATGGGGCTGGAAGAGCGGAAATCGAACAGGAACGTGGTGCCGCCGGAAACATCCGGATCTGGTGGCAGACGTGGAGCCTGCGAGATAATTTGCCCTGTGGGAGTGCTCATAGTGATATTAACTCCTGAAAATCACTGCTTGTCAAGTACCTAGTAAACTTGTAACACCATTGCTTGCTTAATCGCCCAGAGCTTGTCAAATATCTCCGGCTCCACACCGATGCAGCCACCGCTCAAGTAGTTGTCGGCTGAGGTCGGACTGCGTATCTGCTTGGTGCGGGACGGGAGGTTCGGGTGGATGGCCCACACGTCATTTTCATCGCGCCGAAAAATCAAAACCTTCATGTCGAGCTGCTTGGCGTAGCCCCGCGTCAGGATGTAGACACCCTCTGGCGTGGGAGTTGCTGGCTTGCCGAAAACCGCAGGTGCCTTGATCGACACCTGCGGATGTTCGACAAACAGTGTCCCTTTGTCGAGTGATGCCAGTAGCACCACGCTCAGGAACATTTGCTTCATCTGCCTTTAACGTCCGACACCACTTCAATCGGCTGTTCAATTACTGGCGGATCTGGGACGGTAACAACTGGTGGTTGCGGGTCAGCCGGTCGGCAAGCGGTGCCGAGTACGGCTCCAATGTCAACGCCTGGGTTGGCGCATAGGTACAGGATTGCCAGGTTCGCGTCCAGGCCGGATAGGATACGGGCGTTCTCACGGATTTGGCACTGCGGGTCTTGTTTGGCCCCGCCCAGTGCAATTCCAAAGCCCATGCCGGATGCACCACCACTCACGCCACCAGCGGTACAAGCGGAGCTGGAATAGATGGCTGGAGCGTAGGCACTGACGTTGTTGCCGTACTTATTTGCGTGTTTAGCTTCGCCCGTCCCTTCAAACGTCACGTTTTGGCTGGAGCTGTTATTCGAGCTGTTAGAGTTGTCGCTGGACTGCGACTGGCCCTGCACCTGCCCTTGCGACTGCTCGGCACTACCGCCGGCGCCGCCAGCCCCACCGTATGCCGTACTGGACGAATTGCCCGAGTCGTTGATCGACTGTTCCTGGCCCTGCTTGGCGTCGCCGCCAGAAGCATAGGCGTTACCACCATCGGAGATGCTGATGTTGGAGTTCAAGTTGGTGCTGTCGGCGCTGGCGCTCGACGTGGAGCCGCTGACTGCGGCGGCTGAGGCAGTGGCTGCAGCGGCTGCTGAAGCATCGGCAGACGCGCTGCCGCCGCCAGTATCGGTGCCGGTGGTATTACAACTATTACCCTGGCAATAATGCTCAGAGTTCGCCAGCGCAGTGCCGGATAAAGTGAGTAGTAAAATGAAAAGTAAGTTACGCATGATGCTGTACTCCTGTTGGTTATTCGGTGTGTGCCCTGAGTATACCACTCGGGTTGAGGTAATCAAGGGCGTGATGGGGTGACCACGCCGAATACCTTTTCAGCATAATTCACATACTGCTGGAATTCTGCGTCGGTTATCTGCCTATTGATTAACACTGCGTCACTCAAACTCCAAACTGCGCCGGCTGTAAATGACAACTGCGAACCTCCGATAGGTGATATTGGAGCGTATGGAGCAGTCCCCCCTGCCCACTTGTCGGTGCCATTTACTTGCGCGGTTTGCAGTCCGTTAGTGCAGTAAACCGAATATACAATAGGTCTATCAGCTACAAAAGGTCTAAACGTGTCGGTAATTAATTCCGTAATTATAGTAACGGGGTCAAAAACATCCACCTCGGCTCGTGGATAGCTTGGGTCGCCCACGTGTGTGCGTAGGGCTGAGCCAAGACCTTGCCAGTTAACATGGTGCCAAAACCCCAAGTTTGGGGTGAACGATGCGGCAGAGCCATTTGCAGTTGGTCCGAGCAGTTTACTACTACCAACGCACAGATATGAAAACTCTGGCCACTCCATACCACTTGCACTACGTTCTATCCTGTCGTCAACACCATCGCCGGTTATACCATACTTACCTGTAGCCAAGAGGGTCCACAAAGGGCGGCGGGCAGCGGTAGCCTGCGGTATATCATTGCCGTTGCCCGACTTATCGCGTATCAGGCCCACAGGCTGTCCAACCTGGTTCACAAACACCAAACCAGCGACATCCTGGAATAGCGCAGGTTCGTATCCGCCAAGCACTTCTTTGCAGGATAGGCGATCGATGCTCATCGAATACCCTGCGGCTGAGATATTGCCGACACGCAGGCGTACTGGCGCGCTGGCGCTGTTGTTGCGTACCACAGCGCGATACGTGCCGTTGCCGGAGACATTGATGGCGCCGTCGGCAGATGGCGCATTGGCGGCACTGACCTGGAACGTGCCCGTACCGACAAAGTTTATGACGGTGAACTCAAGCAGGTACAATTTCAGGTTATCGAGCACCGACAGGAATGTCGACTGGCCTGGGGCCCAGTTCGTGTCGGCGTTCAGGCTGCCGCCCGATATGCTCATGTTGGAGCCGACCACCCATGTGCCTACTGCATTGAAGTCGACCTGCGGGTTCAGCTCCGGCCCAAGATCGAGGTTGTCCATATCCGGCGGAGACAGATCAAACCACGTACCTTCCTCGCCGTTGGTGAACCACTGGCGCGGATCCCACAGCCCGCCACCGCCACCAGTCAGGAGCGGCTGTATCACCGCACGAATGGCGGAGAATAGGGCGCTTCGGATCGGACTGCGTAGGGCGCTCATTTTACTGATCTACCATGATGCCGACGGCGATCGTGGTTTCAGGCTTGTTTATACTCCACACGCCTGGGCCGACGATATACTGCGGCTGCCGTACACCACCGATGCCGGGGCCAAATACGAAGCCCGTGCTTTGGAAAGTGTTCGCCGGGTTCTTGTGGGTGATCTCCACCGACTGCAGGTCTGGCAGCACGCCGCCGAGTGCAGTGAATGCCGCGATCGTGGCAGTTTCGCCGGCGGGTACAGTGATCTCCACGACATTGACGCTGGCGCCAGTAGTGGGGGGAAGAACTTGCTGATTAAGTGCCATGTCATAGTCCTCAGTTCGGTTTTGGATTAAGTGATTTTTCGCTGCTGGTGGATGACGTCGGAGCCTGGTTTAGTGTTATATCGCCCCCGTCAACAGGAGCATCTCCTGTGGATTGTATCTCAGATTCTGCCTTACCAACAGTCAATACAACTTTGCACCACAGCAGGCAGTTTGGCAGGGCAACGTAGCCCTGAACCATGGGCTGGGGTTGCTGCGGGCCGGGCATCGAAGCGCAGCCGGTAAGTATTAAAAGCAGGAGTAGTTTTCTCATGTGTGCCTCAGCTGCGCCGGACTAAAAATTCTGTGTAGGCATCGTATACGATGTTGCCGCCGTTAGGCGTGTCGCTTATTCGGATCCTAGCAATAGTGGTGGCAAGCGCCCCTACAGCAGCTGGCGCGCCACCCTGCAAACTAAAGCTATTAGACGTGGGGTTTATCTGCACCCAGGCGCCGGGAACGTAGTTGACGCCGTTTGCCAACATCACAAATAAACCGCCGTTGAGAACCTGCGATTCTATGTCCACCCTTACGAACATGGCGTTCGACAGCCCCCAGGTAAACGGGTGCGTATTTTGTACTACGCTACCAAAACTCACGCTTGGTGTTATCCTGTGCCCAAAAAATGCAGTTGGTCCAGCAAAATCCAAAAACGCTTGTAGCCCTGCAAACGGCACATTCATACTGGCAATAAAAGTCGGAATTGCTACTGCAGTTGGCCACACCAGCTCACTGCCGACGTACAGCTTGTCGATCGCACCAAGAGATGCGGGTTCGGTATCGCCTATGCGCAACTTACCCATCAGGTTCTGACAGTCCAGCCAAATACGCCGGGCTCAAACAGAGCCAAGCCGGCACCGTCACCTTGCGATACGAACCAGGTCTGGCCGTTATGTGTGACTTCATCTGGCCTGCCGGTGAACTGATTGACCAGGAAGTACGCAGTAAACTGGTTGATCGGCTGCACCCAGATGGTGACTTCGCCGGGTATGCGGGCAGGGACGACCAGTGCCAGCAGGCCGGGTGCCGAGGGGTCGGGCCAGATAGCTGTGTCGTACTGCTGGATGACCCACCAGAACTCTTGCTGGTTGTCTACCATACGGTAGTGCAGGCCGGGAGTGACCACGCCTTCAAAGGGCAGTGCGGAATCCGACCACGAGGCGCCGACAGAAGTGGCGAGCGACGTCACCACATCCCGCGGGTTATCCGCCGGGTTGCCGTGCGACACTGTGACGCCGGGAAGGGCCACTACAGCGGCCTCAAATACGGGATCCGACCACGCGTGGAACATGGCATGCGACGGCTGAGCGCCTGAGAACGCCGGGACGCTGAAATTGCCGGGGCCGAAGCCCTGTGCTTCAAGCGCCGCGTTGGCTGCCGCCATTTGCGCGACTGGTACGATTGCTGAAAAGTTACTCATGTTATTCTCCTGCCCAATTGATGGCGTTGTTAAGTTCTTGTGGGGTTAATTCTCGATTTATCAGTATCTCACGGCCGTACCGTCCTCGGTACTCAAAGCTAGGGTAATTGCCAATCCTGAAAATATCCTGCCAAGCTGGAGGTGATAAACCAGCCAGCACTGTCACCATGGTTTTGGCGGGGCCCATCAGAGCAGCGTGTAAATCGCCGCGCGTATTGTTTACTGCGCCCCCATCTACTGTTATGCCCAATAAAGCCGACGAACTAGCGTAGCTCGTTGTCCCACTACTGCCTGCTGCGGCCACCCCCCAGAAAGCGGAGCTTTGATCACTACCAAACATAGCCAAATAACTGTTGTCCGTATCGTTCGGGTCAATACGGACTATGTGCGTCCACCTGCTGACTGGCGCTGTATTAACCCGCGATTCCATGCCGTCGTCAACGCCATCCAACTCGTACATCCCGTCGGTAGCAACAGCGGGCATGCGTGCTGTCACAGTCTGAGTCCTATGCGCGGCGTTACCAGATATGTCGTCGATTCTAGCCAGCAGCTGCGCTTCCGCAGTAACCGGCACCGTACCTGCCGCATCTTGCCACATGGTGCCAAAGTCGCGCGAGTCATATGCGAAGCCCTGTTCACCACTACTGAACAAGTCGCGCGGGATGAATGCCGGCGTTAGGTAAGCTTCTAGGTTAATAGCTTCGTCTACGAGTAAAGCACGTTCGGTTGCTACTCCGCCGTAGAACCCAATTTGTGCCATTGCCGCTGTGGAATACAAAACAAAGCGATTGGACGCCGCTACGCCATTCCTCACTGGGGGCACTGCCGCCGTGTTGCCGTTAGATGTTGCGCGTAGTTCGTTTGGGGTAGTGGTAGAAACACATCGCGCCGTTACACGAGTCCCTACCACAAACGCCGAATTAAGCTCCAAGATGTTGCTAGCACCCGCCCCGACCCGCGACGCAGCTACAATTCGCTGGACCACATCTGACCGTTGAAACATTCCCTGCACACTCGCCGAAGATGGGCCAGCCCCAATAGATGGCACTTTCGCTAACACGGATGTGCCAATACCAGCGCCAGTATAGAAACGAATAGCTCCCCAAAATTCCCAGTCGGTTTCCCACTCTGGAGTCAAAGTAGCGAGGCTGCCTGACAGGTTGTCGTCAACGCCATCATTAATGAGGTAGTGTCCGCTACTGTCCTGCTGTAGTTGCGGGCGGGCGGCGGCGGTGGCTTGAATGATGTGGTTGCCGTTGCCCGACTTATCACGAATCAAGCCTACAGGCTGTCCAACAGCTGTGACAGGAATTGTGCCAGCGGCATCCTGAAACATGCTGGAGAAATCTGAAGTGTCAAACCAGACACCCTGACCGCCATTACGGAACAGGTCGCGTGGGGTGAATGCACCTGCTATATTCGGGAATATCTCGATCACGCCCAGCATGATTTTGTTCAGGGCTAAGCCGCCAAGGAACTTGGCGTTGATCTGAGTGGTTTCGATGACTATAGCCATCAGCCTACAACCGCGTACCAACGGTTTGGATCTTTGGTCGGGATGGCATCGTACTGAGCCTGCGTGCCCTGCCAAAGCGACAACACAGTGGTGCCATCACGCGAGTTTAATACGCCCGTTGCGTTCGGATTTGGTGCGCCAGCAGGGCCGATCGGACCTTGCGCACCAGTCGTACCCTGCGGGCCGGCAGGGCCGGTGTTGCCAGCGGGTCCCTGTGGGCCTATAACACCTTGCGCGCCGTCGGCGCCAGCTGGACCAGCTGGTCCGATCGGACCTTGGGGGCCTGTCGCGCCGGGCGTGCCGGCTACACCGGTTGGGCCGGCAGGGCCTACAGGGCCGGGCGGGCCGGCAGGGCCTTGAGGGCCGCCGGTGCCAGTGGCATCGAGGATGTTGTAGAACATCGCAGGGTCAAAGTTGGGCGCCAGGGCATCGTACTCAGCCTGCGTGCCGATCCACTGCTTGACGAATGCCGGGCTGTTGAAGTCCCTGACGGCGTCCGCCAACGAGCTCGGCGGGCCTTCGGGACCTTCCGGGCCTTCGGGACCAGCTGGACCAGTCGCGCCGGCGGGTCCCGTGTTGCCAATGGGGCCGGCAGGGCCGACATTACCTTGCACGCCTGGAATACCCTGTATACCAGGGACACCCTCTGGGCCTTCTGGGCCTTCTGGGCCGATTGGGCCTTGCGCGCCGGGAGTGCCGGCAGGGCCAGTCGCGCCAGTCGATCCAGTCGGGCCGATCGGGCCAGTGGCGCCGGTAGTGCCGGGCTGGCCTTGAGGGCCTTGCGGGCCGGCAGGGCCTTGCGGGCCGGGTGGGCCTTGGATTCCGTCGCCGCTTGCACCTTGGACTGACAGGCGCATGATTGGCGGGGGGGCCGGGGGCACCGCGTTCATGGTCAGACTGAACTGGTTGTTGTTATTTGCTGTGACCCTGGCGACGAGCGCAATAACGCTGCCTGCAGGGTAGGCATTAAGCAGTGGGATCGAAAACCCAACCGTCTGAAGAAAGTTGGCGGAGATCTGCAGGATAACGTCGCGGGTGAGCGGCGTGCCGCCATTTACCTGGAGGCCGTACTCCAGCGTGCCAGTGCGGATCGTCGGGTTGCTCAGCTCCATATCGAATGCAAGCGTCGCCGTACCGGCGGGGATATCCTCGTCGATGGTAACTGCAAGGCCGAGCGGAATCCACGCGGTCGGCGGGGCAATGTTTGCGGCCTTGATTACCACGTTGGCGTTGTGTGTGTCCTGCCATGAGAACGATACAGGCGCCGGGGATGAATAGCCCAGCTGCTTAACGCCAAAAGCGTCGATAGCAGTTACAACCACGCCGGAACCGACGACAGCGCCGGGCATTGTGATCTGCAAGTTGGTCGTGTCCAGAATTACATTCGGGCCCTCGATAATTACGCCTTCGGGGGATTCGATCAGCAGCACGTGCCCAGCGGGACTGCTGGGGTCAGGCACGATCGACATTGAGCCTTCCCGCGTACCATCGCTGGCAATAATCGGGGCCGTGAAGGTTTTTTCACCGGTGATGGTCTGGGCAGTGTCGGTGTAGACCAGATTCGGTAGGATCGGGCCGGCCGGGCCTTGTGGGCCAGTAGGGCCTGTTGCGCCGGTCGGGCCGGCGGGGCCAGGAACAGTCGAAGCCGGGCCAGTTGGGCCGGCGGGGCCAGGAACAGTTGACGCCGGGCCAGTCGGGCCGGCGGGGCCAGGAACAGTTGACGCCGGGCCAGTCGGGCCAGTCGGACCTGGGGCGCCGGCGACGCCTGGAGTACCAATTGGGCCAATCGGGCCAATCGGGCCGACTGGGCCGACTGGGCCGACTGGGCCGTCCGCGCCTGCAGGTCCAGTCGGGCCGGCTGGGCCTGCGGGGCCTGAGCCAGGTGGACGCCAGCCGACTTGGACAGGTGGATCGAACTGAGTGGCGCCGGGGATGATGATCGAGAGTACGTCGTTTGTCGTGCCGCCGGGCGGGAACGTAGCGCCGCCACCGCCGCCGCCTCCGGCGAGATTGTTGATTGCCGTGGCAATGGCGCCCATGACGTCGACCATGGCCACTGAGCCCGTCCTGAGCAGTTCCAGGACCGGCTCGTGCGTCATGGTAAACGGGAACTGCACCACATACGAGTCGTTGCCGCCGCGGCGCACGACTTTATACCGGCCGGCGACATCCACTATCATCGTAGTGCGGTTGGCGTTCAGAATCGCTGGCTCGCCCGCAGGAGCGAAGTTGCTGGACACCATAGATGGACCGACGCCGGCGATCTGCTCGACAGACACGGTGTCCTCTCCGACGGTGAAGATCATCAGGCGGACGGGTTCGTGGACGACTACAAATTCTTCTGAGAAGTCCGGGCCGCCGGGGATGAGCAGTAATGCTCCGGGCAGAGCTTCGCCGCCTGGTGCGAAAGAGGTCAGGGACGCTGAGCTGCGGTCGGATGACATGGATTACTCCTGAATGGTTTTAAGCTGGAGCCCGCCTTGGGCCAAGCGCACGTCGACAGACTGGCCGCCAGAATCGGTAACTGCAATATAGCAGCTCGGTGGGAAATAAAGAAAGTCCCCATCGCCGACAAAGTCGCGCAGCTTGCCAGTTGCGAAGGCGATACCGCCCTCGCCCAGCCCGTCACCAGCGAAACTTATACTGTCGAAAACCGCTGCGTTGTGAGAATGCGCAGCCTTTCGGTACGTGCCGTCGGCTTCAAACGTCTCAAGGTGGCTGAAATCGACCGAATACGGCGGGGCTCCGCCTGTGATCGGGCCAACTGACACAATCACCGTGGGGCCTTCTCCGCTAAGACCAGAAGCTTTAGCGGGGCGCAGGGCGACAGATGCTATTCCTGGGTTCAATACGGTCATGGGAATGGATTCGGTATGGGTGTGTAGGAGATAGTGGGCCCGTTGTACGTCCGGCTTGGGACAGCAACGATGAACCACCACGTTGTTATTTCACCGATCAGATTGCGTACCTCGACCTTGAAACCGGCCGGCAGTCGCTGCTGATCATCTTCCGCGGAGAACTTCAGGTTCTGCGACGCCCCCAGCGTGGTCCAGACACCAGTTGGGCTGGTATCGCCGGACTCGGTCTGGCCGTACAGGAAGGTGACGCGCACCGAGTAGTTGGCAGCTGATCCGCCGGATGGGAACCAGCGGCCGAGCTGCTGGTTGATCGGGTCGTGGTAAATAGGCGCGCCCTGGACCGTGCCGTTGCCGAACAGGAACAGACTGCCGAATTTGTTCGGCGGCGATGTAGCCTGCGGGGGCCGGGTGAGCTGGAACTGTGCACCTAGGTAGCGGTAGTAGTCCGAGTACCCGCCGTTCGGGTTGGCCGTAATCTGGGTGATTCCGACGTTGCCCTCAATGGCATTGGGGATCCACAGTACAGCCGAGCGGCCGACAGAGTCGGTGATGGTCACGAAGCCAGTCAGCTCGATACCCAGATCGATAGCCAGCGAATCGCTCCACGTGGAACATGTGCGCAGATTCATCTGGTAGTTGCGGGTGATCGGGCCGGCGGTCACGTTATTGAACACATTACTGGCTGGGACAAGCCCGACGAAATCATCGCTGCCGTCAAGCAGCACGCTGAACTGGAACGGATCCACAGGGATGATCGGGGCGGGGCCACCGCCACCACCGCCGCCGCCGGGCGTGCCGGAAGTGCAGTCGCCCGAACCCGGCTGGTTCAATCGAATGGCCGGAGCTGCGAGCACTGTCGTGGTGTTCTTTTGCCGGAACTGCAGGTTGAACACGGAGAATGGTGCCGCCTGGAAATCCGCGGCCCAAGTCGGGCTTACTGACTGATTCGGTGGGTTGAGCGGGAAGGTGTATGGGATGTCGAGCCAAACGCCCAGAGCAGAGCTGCCCGAAAGCGGGTCGGTAGGATCGACAGCACCGCCGCCGGTGGCCGTGCACAAAACTTGGTACTGCGTAGCCAGCGGTACACCAGACACGCCCAGGCTCTGCCAGCGAAGCAGGATGTCGGGCTGTACGCCGTTATCATCTTGGCAGAGCATGAATCCGTCGTTGCGGATGGTGATGCGCTCGTATTCGCACAACTGAGTTGACGCCAGCACTACAGTGCCTTGCGGTGGGGCGGCCGGGTCTTGGCAGAAGTTGGCGATCGGCGCGAACACGTTGGCCTGCACGCTTGACACTGCACGGGCCGACACATTGCTGAAGTCGACCGTGTACGGACCGACACCGCCAGCGATATCGCTGATCTGGACGCCGATGGCCTTCAGCGCTTGCGCGCCGGAGCCGGCCGGGATCGTCGGACCGTTTACCGGCGAAACGAGCTGGGTGTTGCCGCCCTGCGGGATACCAACCGACGGAGTGATGCCCAATTTGGCAGTGACTGGTGGAATTGGCGGAGCCGCAAACGGGGTAATGGCGAACTGGTCGGCATACTGGCCGGGCGCGCCATTGCAGGAGGTGGTGAACTCGTTACCACCTGGGATATACAGCTTCTCAGTACGCAGGCCATCGTTGAACTCGATGTAGCTGCCGGCGCGTATACCGATTGCGGCAACACCAACCTGCGTGACGTTATACGCGTTGGCGCCGGTCAGGGCGTCCAGTTTGGCTCCGAAGAATATGCCTGGGTTGCCGCCGCTGAATGCCCCGCCCACAACCGGTGAATCTTCACGTACCAGCGCGACGGCGCGGTTGGTCAGGACGCCGGGAGCAGTTTCGTTCTGCAGGGTGACGAAGAACGGTTCCCCGTTATCGTCATTCTTCAGCTGCGCAGTGAACTGCGTGCTGATATCACTGAACACATTGGACGCCACCACGCGCAGTGACACTTCGCCGCGCGCCGGGAATTGGGACTCGCCGGCGGTCAAGGTGATGTTCAGGTTGCCAGTGCTGCCGTTGAGCGGGGCTGAGACCGACGGAGATACGCAGATAGTCGCGCTGATCGGTGTCTCAGATGCCACGAACCCGCGGTATGAGTAAGACTCGACGTAGAAGTTGCCGGGCGACGGATCGGCGACCAGGGTCAGGTCGCTGTTCACCAGGTTACCTTCACTCTTGCCCTGCGGGATGAAGTGGAACGCAGTGCGTTGCTCGATGCCGATGCCGGAGTCGCGGATGATCACGTAGCCCTGGACCCGCATGACAATGCCGTAGTCCTTAGTTGGTACGAACGCGTAGGCTTGGCTGAACACAGGGTCGACGCGCAGAACCACGTTCTGGCCGGACTGCACGCCATCTCGGATCGGAGACGAACTGGGGCTGGAACCGCCAAAGAACGTGGCAATAGCCGAACCGACATCTATGCCGGTGGCGACATCGCGGATATAGCCACTGACCTGCACGTTCGAGAAGTCGATCGTGTAGGGCGGCCGGCCGCCAGCGATGTTGCGCGGAGCAACTTCCAGGTACCCGAACGTGACTTCGTCTGGAGTGGTGTTTATGGTGCCGGGGCCGATATCAGGCCACGTGACGGGCGTGCTCGGATCCAGTGCCGACGGCACCATAAACAGTTCGAACGTCACTGGCAGGGTGGACGGAGGCGGAGTGCCAGAGGGGGTGATGTAGAACGTATCCTCGTACGCGCCCTGCGGGGCGAGATACGTGCCGACTGGGGCAACGCCGTCAGCGCCGGATGGCAGGTAGATCGGGGTTACAACGCCGGCGCCATTTTGGATCAGTGCAAACGAGCCGGGGGCGAAGAATATACCGCCGTAGCCGGACGCAGACTCGTCGTAATTGACAGCGTCGGGCACAACTTCGAGGGCCGCAAAGGTCATGCTCAGCGGGCCGCCGGGTAGCCCGGAGGTCGGGCCAAATATGTCGACGACCTGCCGGGTGCGATCAACCACACCGCCGGTTATCTGCTGGAAGAATCCGCTGGCCACCACGTTGTCGAAATTGACGGCGTACGGCGGATTCAGCGTGATGCTGTCGTCTTCAGTGAAGTTCCACAGCCGGGCGGCTACGCGCGCCGAGGTGAGTAATTGACTGTTGAGGTCGAAGTCCAGCAGCTCGGTATTGCCGCCGCCGAGAATGATATCGCCGGGCACGTCGGTGGACGGAGCATATGCGATCAGGCAGCGCGGGAACGTAGCATCGGCATTGGTCAGGATGTTCCAGGAGTCGGAATAGCCGCCCTGCGGGTACAAGAAATCGCCGCAGCCGACGAACCCTTCACTGCCGGCCGGCACGTAGAATTTACGGCTGGATGGGCCATTCAGCTGGGTGACGGTGACGTACGAGCCGGCATTGATCCGGATTGAAGCCCAACCACTTTTCGTCAGGTCATATGCTAGGGCCACCATGGTATAGGCCATGGTCGCGACCTGATCGGCGCCGATCAGCTGCACCTGGTTGCCGACGACGTTCACAGTCGTGGCACGGGGCTCAAGACCTTCGTACAGCAGTGCCGTGGCTGATACATTGCTGAAATCGACCAGCCAGGGGCCGCCGGAACCACCATTTTGGCGAATATCGCGCAGAGATAGGTAGATTGTGCCGCCTAAATCGGCCAAACTCGTGTTTGTGGCCGGCAGAACGACGTCGGGGCGCCGAATTGGCGCCGAATCGAAGCCGCCGGGCGTGCCGGGGTCGGCAATTGACGGAGCGATGCACAAAAACCCGATAATATCGCCATCTTGGGCGCAGCAAGGGGCCGAAACCACGTACGGATCGCCGGGCGTGCCGGTTCCAGTCACTTCGGTGCCGAATCCGCGCGAAACGAAGGTCCGGGACACGAAAATACCGTCGTCGTCAGGGAAAACCATGTTTCCTTGGCGGCTGGAGAGCTTCACATTGGCCGAAATGGTCACGGTAACAGGGCCCAGCAAGGGGTCTGTCTCGGTCACAACCATATCCACGGTGGCCGTATCGGCCCCGAGAATGGTCTCGATGCGGTTTTTCAGGGCTACAACGTATGGATCGAGCGCCGAACCGAAGCCAGTCACCTCGATACCACTGCCACCTTCGACAAACGTACGCTCAGCGTACAGTCCGTCGGGCAGTCGGACGATTATGTTGTTCGGCTGCGGGGAGATTTTCAACTCCAGGCCGGCCAAAACGCGTTCCAACTGCTCCACCAAGCCCGGGATCAGCGGCGCTAACACGCTCCAGATCAACTCGTGGGTCATGGTGAACGGGAAACCGATCAGGGTGAAGTCGCCGGGCGCCGTGTCGCCGGTGGTGGAAAACACGAACCGGTAAAATCCTGCCGTATCCAGCAGGATACTGGTGCGCTGGCTGTTCAGAGTCACTGGGCCGCGCCATGGCATAAATGGCGAGCTAACTGCGACGCCATCGACGTGGATCACCTGCTCAACCGTGATCGTATCTCCGTCGCGCAGGTTGAATGCCTCAATCCGAACCGGTTCAAGCGCTACCGCCACCTCCTGGGAGATGGGGCTGGTGCTGTTCACGTCGAAAAAAATGTAAGCCGGGTTCGATTCGCCGCCGGGAGCAAACGAGCTGAGCGATCCGGAGCCACGAGCAGAGGTCATAACAGTTCTCCCGCCAAATTTGCCACGATACGGTCAAACATGGCTTTGTTCGGGCTGGTCCGGGCTGACTTGGGCGGAGTGAACACCACCGGCGTGGACCAGAACAGCGTCTTGTGTCCGTTCGATGATACACCCTGGTCGTTATAAGCGAAACGTAATCCAGTACGAAATTCGACCACCGCCAGGGGCGGGAACAGGGTCAGCTCCCGCACGACGCCTTCGCCGCGTATCGTATCGAATACCAAGTCGCCAGCGGAAATTTCATCGCCATCGAAAATCATTGGGGAACTCCAGTCTGCGCTTCACGCATATCGTTGTTAATCTGGTTCCCCGCGTCGGGGATTGGAGGCTGGCCGGAGCCACCGCGGATGGCGTTCTCCAGCAGTGCCGGGTTCAGAGGCTGGCGGCCCGAGCCTGCAGCCGCGGGGGCTCCGGCGTCGGGCGTCTGCATGCCAGGCAGGGGAGTGGGTGGCAAGCCACCTGCCGCGCCGAGGGTTTCCGGAGTGGTCCGGCCAGCCAAGATGTCCTGTTGGGCCCGCTCTTTGGCGGCCTTCGGGTCCTCGACCATATCGTCCACCGGCAAGCCCGTCGATTTCAGGATCTCGCGGAGCAGGATCTGTATGGTTTCCGGCTTGACGATGCCGGACTGAGTGTATGGGGCGAGCAGCTGCAGCAGTTCTGCGTTGCGGCTCTGCGCCAGTTCGCGCTGCAGCAGTCCGCTGGCGCCAGTGGCGATAACCTGGGCGTCACCCTTGATGGTCGGATCGTCCGATGTCATCAGGTTGAACTCGTAGTACCCGGTGATCAGTTTCTCGACCACGTCGCGGTCTACGTTCAGGATCGCTGCCTTCACGCCCTTGGCCGCGTTCGACATCAGGGCGGCGAGGCCAGTGGCAGTACGGCCGGCGCCGGCCGCGGCGGGCGAGCCGAGCACGTACGCAGGAACGCCGGACACGTCGTCCGCCATGTTCTTGTAGTAATCGAACAGCGCTTGCAATGGTGCGCCCACGTTCGGCACCGCGTAGAAGTTAAACGCCGTCCTACCACCGCCGGTGAGATCAGGCGACACGCCATATATGCGGTACGGTACGACGTTTGTCGGGTCTTCGCCAGCGGCCAAGCGCTCGGTTTCGACTTCGCCGATCGGGCCGGACGAATAGCCTGCGTTCTTCAGTATGGATCGGGCGGTCGAGTTGCACACGCGCTCCAGATCCAGCAACAGGGTGATGATACTGTCGCCCCAGAACGAGCCGGGCACCTTCACCCAACTCGTGGAATAGATTGGCCGGCGCCCCGTCTCGTACGGGTTCAGCACAGCTTTCACGGTGATGTTGGCGATCGTCCAGACTTCGACTTCGTAATACGCCTGCGGGTCCGGGACCAGCAAGCCACCATCGATCAGTGTCTGCCCATCGACCTGCCCGTTGTAAACCAGGGTATCCAGTGGGGTGGTATACCCGACCAGGGCCTCTTCTTTCGTCTCGATGCGATCCCGGGCCTGATCGAACTGCAACTGCTCGCTGAACCCGTTCGGGAAATCATTCAGCACGCGGCGTATGGCTTCCTCACGGAACCCGAACATCCCGATGCAGGCATGTAATCGTTCGCCCAGCATGCGCTGGCGCGTGATCATGTATTTCCCATCCTGCGTCGTGGTCGAGTCCGGGGATGGAAATACGTCGAATGGACTGACGCGCATCACAAACGGCACAGGCTGACTGCGCACCACCAGTTTATTTTCTTCCCACACCGACTTTTTCGTATTCACGAACACCGGGCCGCGCAGGAACGCGGTCGGGAACACACTGAGGTCATCGATGAACGCACCAAACGCGTTGCGCCAGTTCCCTTCCATCAACTGATCCTCGATCAGCTTCTCCATGTTGGTATTGGCTTTATCAGCCAACTCCTGGGCCATCCGCAACGCTTCGGCCTTGAGCAGTCGAGCCTGATCGGTCAGTCCTTTCGGATCCCGCTCGCCCGACCGCACGGTTTCCTCGAGTGCATCGATCACGGCCTCCCTGAGGCGCTTCGGGAGCTTCGGGATCGGTGTCGAGTTCAGTGTCCAGGGTTTGTCGTAGGACGGGATGAGTATGTCGGTCAGCCACGAGGCACCGGCGCGAGACTTCAGGCTGGCAATGCCCATATGTGGCGGATTGACCATGTCGATGTCGCCCAACTGCGTGGCAGTGTACTCACGGCGCTTCGAAAACGCGCAATTTATTAATTGCGCGTCGATCCTGGCGTTCTGGCGATGATCAGTGGCTTCAGTAAACGCGCCGCGCACGTATTCGGAGAGTCGGTTCTCCAGTGTCGTTTGCGGAGTGGTCTCCGGCGGGTCCATGTAAATTTTCGACATGTCTTCGTACATGGGTGCCCTTATTTCTTCGGTTTTTTACGTATTGGCACTCCGCCTAGGGCCGGGCCCAGGGCAGTGAATCCGCGCGTTATCGGGTTATCAACTATGGCGTCGCCGACCTTGGCCGCGATCCGTTTCGTCCTGGCGACATTCGCCGGCGGCGGGACAGGCTTGACCTTCGCGACGCGTCGTCTTGGCGGCACGGTTATTTCTTCTTCTTGTTCTTGGCGATCATGGCCAGGAATCCGGCTTTACTCTTACTGCCGGCGCTCATGTTTTTGACGGGTTTCTTCACTACGGTGACTTTCTTCATGGCGATTCCTCAGTGAGCGAAATGTTTCTCGAAACATACCATGGCGCTACCGATTTGTCTAGGCCCACGTGTACGGCTTGGTATCGGGCTTCTCTCCGGAGCGGCGCCGCGCCTGCGGACTCGCGTCACGGCCGAATCGAGCAAACACCGACATGTACTGCAGCGAGTCGCATATGTCAGATATCGGGTGGTCCTTTGTCGGCAGTTCCTTGAATCGCGAGCCGGTGCCATGCACGAGCTCGTAGCAATACTCACCGGTGAGTCCGTCGATCAGTCGCTGACATGACGGATCAATCTGCAATCCGTCGATTCGATTCAAGAAAAAGTTTACTGCTTCAAGCCTGGGTGCGATGGAGTTGGTGCTCGCCGGGTGCGCGCGGATGCCGCGTGAGTGCAGCACATCCATGCTGGTGCGCTTGTCTATCCCACCGCGCCCCATGCCCGCCGGATCCAGGATGCCCACGATCTTGTACCCCTGGTATTTGGCCGCGATGGCCGGCAGCAAGTAGTCATCCAGAAATTCTTCCATGCCCGAGTCGCCGGGGATTATCTCCTGCAGTATTCGCAAGCCACGGTTCGTCAGCTGCCCGATTACCGCGGCCGGGTTAAGCCCCACGTCCATACCAACTAAGATGGGAAGCCCACGGACTGGGGTCAGCGGCGCATTGGCCACGTGGATCCTGTGGCTGAAGTTCGGGAACACGGGCTTGCCGGCGATCGACACCGACGGTTCACACGCGAGCATGTTCCGCACGAACGCATCGCTAGACCCCTCGATCGAGTGCTCGTAGTATTTACCAGGAAGGAACTGCAGGTTCTCCGCGTCCGGGTTCACCACCCATTTCGCCAGCTCCTGGTCCCAAAAGACTGCCGGCGGCTGCTCGAAGTATTCCCAGCCCGCGGGCAGCGGCTGCCCGGTGCGGAACACCTCATGGGTCCAGTGCAGGGATTTCGGGGCGTTGGTATCTAGCAGGATGCAGGGATACGTGGGCGGCACGCCATCTTTGAGCGCCGGGTATCGGCCGACACGGCCAATCAGGTTATTCACTATCTCCCTGTCAATTTCCCGGACCTCGTTGATCCAGGCAGTGGTCAACTCCAACGACAGCAATTTGCTGACATCGTCCGGGCGGTCGAGCGCCAGGAATATGAACTCCGCGTCGACGTGCGTCCCGTCCGGCAAGGTCTGTCTCATCCGGCCATTAAACGGTATTGAGTATACTACTGGACATATCGAGTCTGGACACCATGCTTGGAACGTCTTGACAGTTGTGGACCTGAGCTCAGGAAATGTGTTTCTGACTACAAGATGGCGCGACTGCCGTATGCCTTCCCTGTTGGGGGCCTGGTTCATGGCGTTCATGACGAGATCCATGACACACGTCGATGACTTGCCGCTGCCGACGGGGCCCAAAATCGTTTTAATAAACGCCCGGGACTGGTGGAACCTAAGGCCAGTTTCGCCCGGGCAGTACATCACTTCTTTCATGGCCATGTCGAGTCCTTACGCATTACCGACAAGAGCGCATTTCGTATGGCGAGCGACAGTGGGTGGTACACCAGGTGCAGCTGGCCGTTGATCTCCTTCATGGCGCCTCCAATCCAGGTACAGCCTGGTCTATGGTTATGCTGCGCCGCTCGCCGCCCAGCTGTATGTTGAACACCACGCCGGCCTGGGGCAGCTGCGCTGCCACTTTGGTGCCGAACTTTTTCGGATGCATGCGCTCAGCCAGCCATTTCATGTGGTCCGCGAGCTCCCGGGAGCCCTTGGGGGACGTAACGCCGTCAGCCACATCAGTCAGAACGCGCGTAGCCTCATCGATGAAGGCCTGGGCAGCGATCTCCCCGGCCGCGTCCATCCGGGCGATCCGGGTCTCGTCCGCGTTGATCCAGTCCATCATTTTTGGCAGGGAGATCTGCAGCATGTTGGCAATGGCAGTAAGCGTGTGCCCGCGGCCGTACAGCTCGGCGATCAAGTTGATCCCCACGCTGTCGAAGTAGGCGGTGCTGTCTTTCATCCGGGTCGGAAAAGTCACCGGATAATATTTGAGCAGGTCGATTTCAGGCAGGTTTCTCATGTTTGTCCTCCGGGCGTCTCCACACTTTAGCAGGGCCGACCTTGGGTAGTCTAGCCTGCCATTGGATATACCCCAGGGCCAAAAGCACGCGCCGTGCCGCGATCGGTTTCAGGCGGAGTTCCTTGCACGCAGCCTTGGTGAAATGCGTGCCCTTGGCGTTCTTTCCTACGGCCATACGGTATATGGCGTACACTTCGGCGATCGGTTTTTCGACGGCATTTAGCGCACTCTGCTGCAGGTAGGGCGGGATG